TTACTTTCAAAAAACTATCGGGAGAGGGAAGTGATACTTCTATACCGACACCTTTGAAAATGTCTTCAGTTTCCATAACGTACAGCACCTTATTTTTAAATTAATTATTATTGTTATCACGATGAATCAACATTGATGCATCCAATATATTTATTCTATTTAGAACTTCCACCAATAGTGAGCTTGTTCTTAACAGACTTCATATCATCTTGTGATAACGCTTTATAATATAATTTAGCAACTGTACGATTGCAACTATAAACTTGTTGAATGGCATCAAGGTCAACACTTTTGTCAGCCTTTGGCCACTTTGAGAAACGCTTACGCTTACGTAAAGCTCCTCGGTAATAATCAAACTGAGCACCTTCAAATAGATGATGTCTCATATTCATTTCGTTTGCATGAAGAATAGTATCTTCAAAGTTAGTAAAGCCTTTATTAACCACGTATGGCGTATATTGCTTTTCAATTAATTCTGGATTAGCATGATTTTTAATCAGATCTTCTTTAGTAAGAGATACTGCATTCATAAAATCAAACGGGCTATAATCTTTAGCCATGATTCATATCCTCCCAATCGCCGAATATATCAGGCGCTTGTTTCTTTGCTTCTTCCATGTGATACTCACCAGGATAATGTTTTAAACAACGATAAGCTTCTAGCCTTACTGCTTTTGGAACACGTGGTGTTTTCTTTGGATCCATTAGATTATATAAAAAAATGCGTGTATTGTCAACGGCCCATTTACGTTCATACGGCAGTGTCATTTCTTGCCTCCTCAATTGCTTTAAGAACATCATTGACTTCATCAGCACATGCTTGACATGATTTGAGAGTATGTAGTCCTTCAGCAGTATTAAACTTTACATTAAACGCAACGCTAGGATCGACGTCTACGCCACAATTAAAACATTGGACAGTCTTTTTTACTTTTTTGATAGACCATCCAAACATTAATCTTCATCCTCGATACGATTACCGTAGTAGTCATGAGTACCAGCTCTGAAATTTTCCTTTCTTTCTTGGAGGATTAATGTGGAAGTCCACAGAATTTTCCAACCAAAGTAAATTACAGCCACTGCAATAGCACCTTGAAACGCGTTATAAAATAAATCTAAAATCATAATAAAATATCCACGGCTTTACCGTTTTCCTCAATGTTATATTCTTCCAGTTTACCACTAGAATTGTAAGTACTATATTCAGTTTTTTCTACTGTTTCAACACCATTTCTTTCAACGTGCTGTACGACAGTTCGAATAACTTGATCATTCACTACTCTCGTAGTTGTATAGTTACTTAATACTACTGGTCCGACTGGACTTATTTCACTCATTTGTATTCAGATTCCAACATTACTTCAGTAAGGAATGCAACCATATTAACTTCGAGATCAGCTACAAAGTTTGCTTTGTACATATAATCAGCAAGAGTAACTACGAATCCAGGCATTGATTTTAATTCAACTTTATCAGTTGCCATGTCATATATGCGACGGAACATTTCATTCATATCCTGATCGCTGTTAGAAGCAACCCATTTACGCATGCCAGTAAAGTTTTTTGTTTTGAGAAGTTTAAACATTTCATCCATAGATTCCTGTTTAAGATTAACAAAGATACCTTCATCAATACGACCAGAGGAAGCATATGTTTGAAGCTCAGTTAATACCCTACGGAAATCAGGAAAGTGTCGTTCAATAACTTTAGCAAGAACTGGTTTATCGTATTCAACGCCTTGATCATCAAGTATAGCATTCACGCGCTTGAAGAATTGCATTGCCATTTTAGGACGTTGTGATGTCTCAATAGTAAAATCTACTTCAGACAAACGAGACCTAAGTGGTTCAATGATACGATTTTTAAAGTTGCATGTAAAGATAAACCCGCAATTAGAAGAGTATTCTTCAATAAAGTTACGTAATGCGGGCTGTACTGATGTAGCATTTAGATAATCAGCTTCATCAAAGATTACGTACTTACGTCCACCAGTAAGAGATACTGAGGATGCATATGTAGATATTTCATACCGAAGAGTATCGATATTCACGTTAAGGGAACCATTCTTTACAATGTAGTCACAGCCTAGCTCTTCAAGCATTGCTTTAGCGATAGTAGTTTTACCAACGCCTGGACCACCTGTAAGTAGCAGGTTAGGAATGCTTTCGTCTTCTACAAACTTTTTGAAAGCAGCCTTGGTTTTTTCAGGAAGGATAGTGTCGTCAATTTTTTGAGGTCGATACTTTTCAACCCACAACACTTCATTTGCCTTTGATTCAATAGCCATATAGTTTCACCAATCATAATATAAAAATAAAATAAGGGTTTGTTTATCAACGAGAGCCCTTGGTCGTTCATAAGGCTTTTACGCTGAAACTTTATCAGCAAGCGGAGCATCCGCTGGTACGTCAGCTGGAGCTGCGTCTGCAGGCATTTCACCCTGTGGAGCTTCACCTTCAGGCGCGTTTTGACGCAAGAAGACTTCAAGCTTATTACGTAGCATACCTACGCCAGCCATTTCATTACCTTCAATACCACCTCTACGTGATACAACATCAATTAGCTGTACTACGGTTGCAATATCTTGCAAAGAGATTTGTACTGGTTCTTGCTCTTGACCCTGAGCTTGCGGGTTTTGTTGTTCACTCATATTCATTTATCCTTTTTTATAAGTCGACTTAGTATCAATTGCCACAAAATATGTGACACCTTCGCCTTTAAACTCAGAGATACCCTTCGCGCAAAGAGTAACTTTATAGTCCTGAGGTAAAAGCTTGAGATTATCAGTTTTCACAATAATCTTAAATTCATCAGAAGTTGTGCCAATTTCAACACCATAATCATCAGAATTTTCGTTGTTGCCGTCAATAGCTTTCAGGTAAATTTTACCGTCTTGGCCAACAAAAGCAACTTCGCTAAATTGAAGAACACCAGCAGCTTTAATCACTGACTGAAGATCTTCCCACGAAACATCTACTTGAACATCCGCAGAAGGAAGAGTAATATCTTTCTCCGGAGCAGCGTGAATCATTGAGATGTCGGCATAAACATACTTAGTACGCTGTTTGCCCGCGGTAATCATGAAGTACTTATCATGAAACTCTACTTCTGGATCTTTGTAAAGACCTAGAATAGATAAGAACCTAGATAGATCATATACACATGCTTGTGATGGGATCGTATCTGGGATTGTAGCGGTTGCTACAAGTGTTTTTTCTGGTGTTACTGTTTTAAGAACATTACCTTCCTTCATCAGGATAGATTTGTTAATGCTCGAAAAACTTTTTAGAATCGTAAGAGTACGTTCACTGAATTTCATTATATAAAGCTCCTAGTTTGTTTATTTATTAATAGTACCATAGTATTTGCGTATTGTCAACTGTTATTTTCATTTTTTCTTATAAGACTTTTTACTGCTTGATTTATCGGCAGTAAGCGATGTACCAAGCTGTCCCATGTGGCCAAGAGATCCTTTAAAGATATATGTACCAACATGTTGTAATTGCATCCAAGGACACATCCAAACTCGTAGACCGGCTTGACGTGCTTTCTTACAAAAGAAGTAATCTTCTGATAGATAACGTTTAGTTTCTGGATCAATAATACAATCAAAGAATGCTGTAATCATTCGACTACCATCAAAATTCTCTGTACGAGCATGATCTGGTTTGTATTCAAGTTCTGGATAAGTTGCTGCAAACTTTTCTAGAGTTTCACGTGGAATAAGCATAAAGCCTGTACCACCTTCACCAATTTCCATAGGCTCATTCATTTTAAATGAACTTTGCTTGGCAACTGGATTAAACACGTAATCAGCCGTGTAATTTTCTAATTCAAATGGATTCTCTTTACCAAAGCCAGCATCAGCTGCTTTAGCAACCTTTTCCCATGCAATTGCTTTTTTAGGATAAGGACCAGTTACAATGTTATATTTTTCTGGATCTTTCAAATTAACTGCTAATAGACCAAGAACATCGCGTGGTGAGAACGTAATGTCTGCGTCAATAAACAATAAATGAGTACAGTCAGATCTTAAGAACTCATCAACAATATAGTTACGTGCCCTCTGAACCAAGCTCTCATTAAATAGGTAATAGAAATGAATGCCAATACCATTAGTAGCACACATAGTAGCAAGATCTGCAGTTGCTTTAGTATAGGTACCAGCACATTGAGCGCCATACATAGGTGTACCTATAAAGATTTTTTGTTTTCGTAATTCTTCAATACTTACTTCAATGTTCATATTTCAATTTGCTCCATATCTGCCTCAGCTCTAACAATCGTTTGTAATCGAAGTATATCCGCCGCAACGTCATGTTTACTGTCATGTGCTTTAAAGTTGTATTCCCATTTCGCTACGTCGGATACGGGAATGAATCCGTTCTTACCACCTGGTACGTTAAAATCAAACTTAGCATCAATGAATGTACGAGTATCACGTACAGACCACCATTTTAGATACTGACCTAGTAATTCTTGTTTACCAGCATTTTGAGCAATGCGATCTAGAATAACTGGATCAAAAGAGTTTGATCTTGACCACCAATAATCTATTGGCTGTTCACTACGAAGATAATCAATAAGCTTTTCCATAAACTGTACTGCACTAAGATCTTGTGGTGATGGTTTCATATTTGTACGAAGTTCGGGTGGTTGATCTAACCACCATTGCAAATCACGTTCATTATATTTGCAACCATGATTTACCATTTGATCTTTAATATCAAACTTAGCTTGTTGCATGCCAAGTACAAGTTCTTTAAAAGAATAAGGATTATCACTAGTAAACCTTTCCCAATCAAATACGATATAAGAACAATCAATCGCAGGTACTTCCCGCGAGTTTTGACCTATTGTTTCAAAGTCAATTATAAAATTTCTCAAAGAAATGCCTCCAGTGTAGAACCGCGTTCTATATAATCTGCCTTCTGTCTATGATTATACTGCATAACGAAGTCTGTGTCAACTGTTACTAGCTCATTATCTAAATATTTTTTAATTTCAGCTGCCATATCAGTAGCTGTTTGTACTGGAACGTTTTGACAAATGTGATTAGCATTCTTAGGTGATGCACCAAC